AATTAAGAAGTCGATTGCTAATGCGTTTGGATCTTCAAACTTATCAAATCCAGTCGCATAATCTGTCGTAGTTAGTAGTGCTGAGTTTACGCCACTTACAAGAGATAAATCTACATCTGCTGTAAACCCAGATGTATAGTCGCTGGTTGTTGTTGCTGCTGTGCCTGCGTTGGTGCCGTATTTATTGCCGAAGCCTGACATCCAAACATATTTGGACTGTGTGTTAATTACGTTTTTAATGTAGCTTGACGTGCCGTCCGAAGTTTTAGCGCCAAGTGCCATAGAAACGAATGGGAAAGTTTCGAGTATTGTTCCTTGCGTACCCGTAATTTTGCCACCTTCATCAATAACGACAACGTGTGCCTCATCTTTGATAGTACTGTTGGATTGAGTAGCACCCGCTGAATCAATTCCTACACACCAAGACGATGTTTCAGGCTGGGCGTCAAAATTTGCTTTATATGGCCAATTTGTATAATCTGTATCGCCTGCTCCTGTAACTGAAATTTTCAAAGAATTTCCTAGTTCGCCTGGATATTTTGCGATAAATGTATGAGAATCAGTTTCCAAAGCTGCCACTTGACCGTCAAAATTGTCAGAATTTGTTACTAGTGGTGCTGAAACCGCATCTGAATCATATGCGTTTTTTGCTGTTGATGTATATTCCCGAACAATGTAAAGATCGTCGGAATATCTTAGATAATATGCTGCTGAGTGAAAGTCTACTGTATTTGTGGTATCTGGTGAGCCAAATACATTTGCCAGTTTCGCTTCATTATTTACGAGAGTCGGTTCGTCGCAAGGACCCCAATTAAAGTTACCAACAAATGCGCCCGTAGATGTGGGCACGTTGGCAACGCCATTAGTGAGGTCTATTTCTTTTACAACGACAGCAGGAGACTCTGATGGTGAGAATAACGCCATGTCTATTTCCTTTTCCAAGTATAGAATTATAAGTTTTCATAATACGATTATGTTCAATTACTGTTATTTATATAATATCTATTTTAGCGATAATCGTGCCAAACTTCTGGTTGAATTACTCCCCAAGGATCATCTGGTTGAACTAGAGGTTCATCCCTACCATCGTCAATGAACCCGAATGGTAACATGTCGTTTTCAATTTCGTGCATTCTTTGTGAGAACATAAGGTCTTTAACATTTATATCACTCAATTCTTGAAAGTCTGACGTACCTGTATAGTATCCGAAAAGAACAAAGTTCATCATTAAATCGTCATGGTTTCCATTACTAGCTTCGAATGAATTGCCCCTCGCTTCAAATGTTGATATTTCTAAAATAGTTTCCTCATCGTGTATTATTAGCTTGCCTGTTTCTAATAAATCTTTTATAGCAGAGCATCCTATACGTTTTACTTTTTTCGTCATATTGATGCCGATTTTGTCTGCATGTACTACAGACTCAACAAACATGTTTTCATACTCTAAATCGTGGTATAGACCGTTACATACTACTTGACCTGCATCATTAGATTCAACCACAATAGTGGCTTCATTATATGTTGCTGCATATTTTACAATAATATTAGGAAACAATAAAGGAGATATTAAATTATTTCGATAAACTGCGACTTGCTCAATAGGCTCACCTTCTGTTACATCTATTATATTAAATGTTGAATAATCTTGACCTCTTCCACGAGCAACGTCTACCATACAAACATAATTGTGTTTCTTTACGGGTTCTTTATACACTAAAACTGAGTCTCTGTCAATACGTTTTAACGGCTCTTTTGCTTTTAATGCCAACAAACATTCCGCAGCTATCAGTGTATTTCCTGTGCCCATAAATGTATTGCCAAATTCTTGATCAAATTGTAGCTGTGAAGTGTTAGCGATAGTTGAAGCTTTCCAAGCCTCATCACGCCCAGGAACATCATACCAATCAACACGAAATGGTTTATACTCGTTAGTGTTCTGCATTGCGCCTTCCCAAATCTTATGAAAGACGTTGCCGACACCATTAGCTGTTGAAGTAATAATAACTTTTGTATATTCGCCACTTGACACAACAGGATATGTTGATGTATAGAATGTCGCTGCATTTTCAACAAATGCAAATTCGTCAAGATATAGTAAATTCACAGACATACCACGAATAGATGATCCTGAAGTAGCCGCAGCCACAATCTTAGAATTATTACTAAACTCTATAGAGCCTTTGTTTAATGCTTTACATCCAGGCTGAAGAAAGAACGGCAAGCCTTCTAACATGAGTGTAACGCGACCAATCATTTCTCTTGCTGTAGCGCCTTTGTTTGCCATGACTGCAATAGTTTGTTCGGAATGGAATAGTGCATACCAGAGCAGATATGCACATGATGATATAGATTTTCCAGACTGCCTACATGCCAAAACGATTGAAAATCTATTCTCATTAAACGATTTAAACATTTCCTCTTGATATGCGTATAATTCAAATGGAACCAGACCGCGATCCAAAGATATAATTTTACAATAGGTTTTGGCAAAATACGCAGGGTTGTGCATACATTTTGCGTACTCTTGTACCTCAGCGTTTGTCCACTGCTGAATAACGCCATCCTTCTTTACTTGAGGATTACCAAGATAGCTCTCTTTTTCATTTAGTATCATCTGTAACATCAATCATATTATCATTTTTATCTATGTCTAAAAGCATCCTTTGCAGTTCAACAGTAGAGCCTACAAACAAATTATTTGTTGTGCTACCTTCAATTTGCTTATGTTTATTAGCTTGAGAAAGTTCTAACTTCTTTTTATGAAGGTCCAATAATTTATCGTTAGTATCTGAAACTGTTTTGATAAGACCCGCGACCACCTCAAACGCTCTTGGATGCTCTAACGCACTGGCAATAGAAGTCATTTCATCTAAAGCATTTTGCCCTTTATTAATCAAATCATAATATGTCTGTCGCGTAAACTCGATATCGTTTATTGCATTATCTGAATCGTTCATTATATTTCCTTATGCGGAATCAAAAGTTTCATTAGTAATTATCGAAAATCCGAAATCACTATCTCCTAGAGGTGGCGTGAGACCTAGTGGATTAGGCTCTATCACATATTGCGCGAACTGCGGATCACTAGAATCTCCCAAAATTTGACTGTGTACGTCTGTAATTGTTTTTCTTATGACATTTCCAGACGTTATAGGTCCATAGAAGTTTGCTAACATCGTGAAGTCTAAAGTATATATTATAGTCCTTCTTTGTTCCAGAGATCCTTCAAAATCATCCGAAAACGTAACACCGTTTAAAGTGATAGGAATATCTTCCCTAATATCAGACGCTAGGGTAGCAAAAGGCTTCATAGTAATTGTATAGTGCGGATTAAAATAAGGTATTATTTGCTCTACCATTTGTAGAGCATCATCTTGCGTTTTAGCGTAAATATTTAATTGAAAGATAATATCGTACGGTGCGGGACTATAGAATTTATTTTTCTGTGTAGTTGAAAGCGTTTTATTAAACGTATTCATCTTAGGCAGCTTTCGTTCTGAATTATACGTCATGCCAACAATTTCGAACGACATCCTAGGAAGTTTTATTGCAACTTTGGTATCAGTGTCTAAATCTGGATTTTCTCTAATTCTGTCAAGATATTTAGCTTTAGGCGCATACGACAGAGGAACTTTAACCTGACTTCTTACTTTTCCTGATGAATCTTTTCTCAAAACATAAATGTTATTAAACATCGTTCCAAAGATTGCAACAGATTTTCTAATTCTCTCGTGGTAAAAATATGTTAACATTATGTGTCTCCTGGATCGCCAAAGGGATTAGTCTCGGAGAAGTCTAGAAAATCAAGCAAAACATTAGACGCCGTAGCATCAAATATATCATTTTGCGAGTTTGTTTGAATTTTATTATTATCTGTCACTGTTGCTATTCCAACTTTAGAGCCTTCTGCTCCCACAATATCTGAGTCTGTAGATGCAGCAGGAGAATGATAATTACCATCATCTGCGCCTACATGAATTAGCGACATTGTGGCATTCTTTTTACTATATGCAGATACTTCGCCTCTTAGTATAGTACCACCAACAGAATGAGTTATTTTTTCTCCTATATTAAAACCTAATTGTGTCAATGCTGTAGGTTCTGCAATAGTTACCAAAGGAGGGTTACTCGAATCGTAATACTTACCTTTATTTATTATATCT